GACAAGGCCCGCCTCAACAATACCCAGAGCGTGACCATTCCCGCCCGGGTGCCTGGACGAGCCGGCGGTCACTGTCGGTACCGGTTCGGTAACTGGCTGCCCGGTAGCCCCTGTTCGGAATTTTGTCAGATGAGGTACCGCAATCGCGTAGCCGTGGGTTTTCGTAATCGTCTGCAGCGGATCGTCCAGTGCCTGCCCCCGGAAACAGTCGTATTTTCCGCGTGTCGTTGTGTGATTGCACTTCACGATGAACGGCGACGCGCTGTCGATAACAAAGCGCTGGATGCCGCGGGCAATACGTTTCAGAGTATTGACCGCCAGCGTCTTTTTGCGATCGAAGATGCTCGGCGCGGGGATAGACCAGTCTATGCATTCCGCAGCTGTTCGCCATGGTGCCAGTTTTCCAGAAATCACCGCCGGCGATTTCGGGTCTCCATGAGTGGCTTCCGGCCAGACTATCGGTTGCCCGTCCCGGCGCATGACCATGAAGAACCGCTTACGGATGGTCGGTGCTCCATAATCGCATGCGCGCAGCTCGCGATACTCAACGGTGTAACCCAAACCATTTACCAGCCGTGTAGCATCCTCGCTATCCAGCGCAATATTCAGAAATTCGCAGCATTCGGCCAGCGCTGGATGGTTCGCTGGGATCCCGGTTGTCAACATGCCGACAAATGCAAGGAATGTTTCGCCAACGCGGTCAGGATCTGGGCGCATTTCTGCCGCAAGCAGCGGCCCCCACGTTTTGAACTCTTCGACATTTTCCAGCATCATTACCCGCGGGCCAACATCAAGCGCCCAGCGGATAACGATCCACGCCAGCCCACGAATCGCCTTTTCAACTGGCTTAGCCCCTTTCGCTTTTGAAAAGTGGCGGCAGTCCGGCGAGAACCATGCCAGCCCAACCCGGCGGCCGGCGGTCGCAACTTTCGGGCGAACCGAATAAACCGACTCGCAGTAATGCAGCGTGTCCGGGTGATTAGTGGTATGCATCGCTACCGCGTTCGGGTCATGGTTAATCGCAATATCCACGCTGCGCCCTATCGCCAGCTCGATGCCAGTTGAGGCGCCGCCGCCGCCAGCAAAGTTATCAACGATGATTTCACTCTCTCTCACGCGTATTTCTCCATGGCGCTGGCCAGCGAACGAGCCGCGGCGATAATTGACGGTACCGGCATTTTTTCCAGCCACATCCGGTTGATGTGGTGCTGCAGGCGGCGCTGGTGATGCGCCGGGAGTTCCCCGGCGTTTTCTACTTCTGACAGGACCATCGCTACTTCAGCGGGCCATACAGTTTCAGGCACGTCCACCAGCAGAAGGCTTTCCAATTCCTGAATGCGTTTGCAGGCATATTCCAGTGAAGGATCCACTACCTTACCTCCACTTCAATCCGGGCGATGGCCGCGTCGGCCTTCTGTACCTCAGGATGTTCGTCATAGTCAGGCAGATAGCGGCGAGCGACAGCGGACAGAGAAACCAGAGCCGCAAGCAGGTCGTCGCGTTGCCCAGCAACTTTCGCATTCTCAATCGCTGCTTTCTCAAGCTGGGCTTTGTGTTTTTTGTACGCTTCAAAGGCATGCCAGGACTGGCCTCGGCGCACGCTGGCAGTGATATCTGCAACTTGTTCAGGCATCAGCGTGGTCAGAGGCTGCACCGGGCAAATCAGCACCTGCCCGGCGTCCCAGTCGAAGCCAGCCTGAATAGACTCAACCTCGACGGAAGGTGTTGCTCCGATACCGCCTGGCGAATGGATGATGATCGTAATTGCAGGGTCACGGCGTTGCGTCAGTGGGTTAGACCAGATACGGGTCATCAGCTCAGAGAATTTAGAAAATTTCACACTGCACTCTCCTCAAACAGAACTTCGCCTTCAATCCCACCGACCTGATAAACGATCGAACCATCTTCCCGATATTCCATCGGTGCAGCGCTCCAGCCTTCCCCTTTGGGATCGTCATCGTCACCAACTTGAACAAAACCGCCAGCGACTACACGGGCCGGGTACATTTCGCCCTCAGTCCAGTATCCCTCGGTGTCTTTGATGCAGAGTATTTGCATTAAAGTGCTCATTTGCTGCCCCCCTCAATCCGTTTGAACTCAATAACCCAAACCCATGGATTGGAATTCCAGGATTCTTCGCCGTAGATGGATTTCCAGAGGGTTACGAATGAGCCGCGGGCGCTCAATTGATGCTGTGTCCAGCCTGGCTGATAGTGCTGCCAGAATCCACCTCGCAGCGTCCCTACTCCTTCGGCCTGAGCATCGCGCTCGCTGATAGCGTTTAATCGCTCCACACGCAAATCAGTGATTTCCAGCAGAATCCGGCTGGCCCAGCGCGGCATGTGAATTGATGGCGTCCAACCTTCTGCAGGCCTGCTTGAATCAGGGTAATCCGCCTTGTAATCACAAAGATCCGCAGCTTTTGAAATGCCCTTCTGTATCTCCTCAATTTCTTCTTCAGAAAGCCAGAAACCATTGAATGTTTCGCGAACCCATATGCGATGCCCCGGCTTACCAAATGCGCTGTTCAAATAGTTTCTCGCCGACAGCTCCCCGGCCAATTCATTGCCAGCCAGCTCGCACCCAAGGTTTTTATCTAATACCGGAAACTTTACCGGGCGCCGTGTCTGCGTCTTCCTGCCGTCGAGAATGGCGCGAACCATCTCAGCGTTGAAAATCATTCCGCGTTCGATCATTTGTCGGCCCCCTCGCGCATTTGTTCTAGCATCTGATCGGTGGCAGTACATCCATAGTCGGAGCAGTTAGGACCGCCGCAGTTCTCGCAAACCGGCTTATCACCGAGCACCCAGCGCAGAGCCGCAGCATATTCACCGCTGGCGGTTTCGAGAACCTTGGTAATTTCTTTTCGTGATTTGATGCGCGGCTTTGCTTCGCCGAGAACAGCACGCTGACGCTTGGCTTTTTCGTGGCCTTTAGTACCAGCGGTTGCTGATTCAATCTCTTTCACTTTTTTACGCTGCTCTTCCGGGGGAAGCGTGCCAAGCTGGCGGGCCTGGGTAACGGTAACTGTGCCAGACTCCACCGCTTGCCGGACAGCTTGAGTCGCTTCGAGGAGGGAGAGCGTTGAACGAACGGTCTGAACGCTACAGCCAAACAACACCGCAATATCGTCCTCGTCGAGACCGCGATCCAGCGCATCTGACATTTTTTTAGCCCGGCCAAGCGGTGTATCAGGTCGGCGAATTTCGTTTTCGCTGACCATATATTTAGCCATCTGATTTGCTGATCCGCGCTTAACGACTCCAGGAACAAGCAGTGGGTCTTTGCCTTCTTTCAGACGGAGTTTATTTGCCTCTAGGGTATGTTTAACGCGCTGACGGCCAACAACTACGCAGGTGAGCCCCGTTTCAGGGTCTTTCCAGACGATGATCGGCTCCAGTACACCCAGCTCCGCAATGTTCAGTACCATCCCTTCCTCGATCGGCAGGTGTACACGCTCGTCGTAAAGTGGGTGGGTCTTATCGGTGACCAGGTGCAGGTTTTCAGGCTCAAAGTTGAGCACGTTTGTTTTGCCGCTGGCGCCGTATACGTCGATTGAATTTTTAGCCATGCATAGCCTCCTGAACATCTAAAACGCGTTGAAATACTGGACTACCGAGCAGGCTGTAATTCAGGCCGGTGACCGCTTTTGGCGCCAGTCCATACCGCTTCATATCAAAATCGATGATGGCGCGCTGATCGCGGAATAAACCTGATCGGCCATGACGAACGACCTCGCCTGTGGCTTCCGCCTCGCGGAAATACTTCAGGACGGTATCGCGGCTCAGGCCCAGTTTTTTCATTGCTTCGGTGGTCGTCAGGCGCCCATGATGCTTAGTGATACGAATCAAGGCACTGACGTACTCACGGCGCTCTGCTGCTGATAATGCTCTAGCCATGGTTACGCCCTCTCCCAAGGCCAAACTTCGCGCGGATTTCAGCGATTTTGTTTAAGCCCTGCTCTTGTGTTAATGGTCTTCCGCCAAGCTTCTGGATCTGCTTAACTGGCTCCGGAATTACTTCACCCGCGTTAAGCCGACGAACCATGCGCAACAGTTCTTCAGATGCTTTGCGGCGTAATTCGGAGTCGCTTAATCCCTTCGCGCGCATATCGGTATACAGACCGGTAACCATCCAGTAGCAGGCTTTGTGTTTCAGCGTTATCGGTGTGATTTTGTGTTCAGGCCATGGGTAGGACTCAGCGTCCGGATACTGACCGCGGGTCCGGCAATACTGGTAAACCATATCAACCAACTCACTCGCATCTGGAAGGCCTACCGTCACCGCCTCCTCAGAACGACACCAGGCAACAAACTGACCAGGTGATGGCATGAAGGGTTTTTCCTGCTTGCGAGCAACCCGCATGCCGGCGTTAATCTGTTCCATGGTAGTGATCCCGTTTTCCTTGAACGCCAGGAGCCACTGGCGACGCATCTCGTTGAGGTCTTCCGCCGATTTGTTGGCCAGCGCCGGGAATACGGCGAGCAGCTGGCGAAACAGTTCGTTGAATACCTCAGCCGTCTTTATCGCCTGATGTGCAAAGCTCTGTGCCTCCTGGATTTCAGGCATGCCGGCGGCGATACGTTGAAAGTTATTCCGATCGAAGTTATGCATGCTTTCTGCGATAGATTTCATTCGAGTACCCCATCTATCCAGTCGGTATTGTCCAGCGCACTGGCGCCTGATGTGGTTTTAGATGGGCCCGTGCTGCGCAGGCGCTTAGTCGTCAGCTGATCCCACTGCTTGCGTAGTTTTGATGGGCTGAGAATGTTGTTTTGCCAGAAATCGTCTTCATTGGCCCACTTAAACAGTTCGCAGATTTCGTAATGGCTGCGTTTGTCCTGCATGCGCATCAGGCGAATGGTGTTAGCCCATTCAACCCAGTTCGGTTCTGACAGGGAGGCATTCACGGTCAGGGCTTTATCGAAAATCCATCGCGCGGCTTTGAGGTCGTCAGCTGTTCCCCAGGATTTTCCTGCAGGGGTATATACCCCATCGACAGCTTCTGGATGACGAGAGAGAAATTTCAAAGTTTCCCCGTTTCGGGATTCTTTAGAATTCCGAGACGAAGATCTTTTAATATTGTTTTTGTTATAGTCTTGGGTGTCTACCGTTTCCGGGAAGGTTTTTTCCGATTCCGGGAAGAGTTTTCCCGTTTTCGGTTTATCCAAAATCCAGGCGGATAGCACAGTATTTATACCGACAGTTTTCATCACACCATGCTTGTGACTAAAAATAATTCCCCGTGCCGCGAGTAGCTTTATCGCATCTGAAACATGGGAATCACTCAAACCGGTTAACTCAGAAATGACGGTATTTGTCACCCGATCCTGTTTTTTGTTCCATCCGTAGGTAAGCCAGATAACTGCCTCAAGACACTGCCACTCGCGCCCGGACATGCGCAGCCGCGGTTTGAGCTTCTGTATCTCATTGGCGATCCTAGTATAGCCGTTGGACAGGTCGGCCATGCGACCTCCCGTTAGTTCGGTTTTGATTGGAAAATTGATAACTTCAGCGGTATTTGACATACTCACCTCGTGAATTGAGTTCCCTTTGTTCACAACCTGAAGACTGATTGTGTTGGCGCACAGCAGTCTTCCCCTTAAACTCGATATATCCGGGATGAAATTTCTTTTTAGCCTCCAGATAACATTGAATTGCTTTGTCTTTTTCACGAAACTCGCCGAGAAATATTGATTTGCCGCTTAGGGATATTCTCGCAACCCATTTTCCGTTTCGTGGATTCAGGCTTACCCCTTGGCTTCCGCTGGTATTACGCTCGGGTTTCCTAGAGTTCTGCATGTTGATTGCATGGCTAACCAGCCTTAGGTTGTTCCATGAGTTGTCATTGCGAATCCCGTTTATATGGTCAACCTCCACATCATCCGGAGGTAACTTGCCGGTCATAAAGTAAAACGCCAGACGATGTGCCTGAAATCCCATGCCAAACATAGTGATGCGCACATACCCTTCTCTGTTTACGGATCCAGCAACTTCACCAACCTTATTTCGGTTGTTAGAGGCTTTCAGACGGATAAAATCGCCACTATCAGATTCATAAGCCAGATAGTCAGGAATGCGGGCTAAATTGCTTTCATTGAAATTTTTCAAATGCTTACTCCTTTCAGAACAAACAAGCCTGGTCGCCGCCCTTTCGCACTTTGCGCTTTGCTTCCCGGCGTTCAGCTGCGCTGGTCTGCTTCTCTGCCCATAACTTTGCGTGTCGCATAACATCGTCAAACATTCCCCCCTTGCGGCTTGCCTGTGACATCCGCTTGTACATATCGACCGCCTGGTATGCCCCCCCTGAGCCACTGCTTGCGTGAAGCCCTCGCGAAGAAGTTCCTCGCGTACGTTCTTCTCAATAAATTCGATGTGATTCATGGATACTCCACTTACATCACGCCCAGCATTGAGCTCACAATCGTCATCAGCGCTCCTGTCTGCTCAGGCATTAGCCTGAACAGCGAAGCTATCCCCTCGCTAACCTCCTTCAATTTCTGGTGCTCTGGCGCGTTCAGCATCACAGCCTGCTTTGCTTCGGCGCACTCCTTAATTGCTGAAGACAGGCGCGACAAAACATCGTCATGGGGAACCAGCCGGTTGCGGTATTCCAGCGGGAGAACGGCCATGATTGCCGGCGAAAGAAGACGCACATACTCGCGGTATTTATCCGACTCGACCTGGTTATCCAGATAGCGGAATAATTTCTGCCGGGCACGGCTGAGGTCTTCGGGAAATTCGATCCCGTCACCGCCCTGCTGGCGCCACTCTTCGATGATGTATGCGGAAACAACATCCTGACCTGCAACTGATGCCCAGGCGCGAACGGCAGAACGAATGCCGTCATGATCTGCCACTCTCAGCTGATTTCGCTTTATCAGAGCTCCAGCGTTGAATCCGGTATTTTGTTGAAAGGAAAATGTTTGCATGGTCATCCTTCCTGGTTTGGTAGGCCGTCGGTGGGGTTTGGATAAATATCTTTGCGCATTTGATGCGGCGTAATAGTCCAGCCCAAGACTTTGCATAACGGGATGACTCGATTAGCAGGGATTTGCCCGCTAAGCCAGAGACTTACGGTTTGTGGTTTTGTACCAAGCTCAATGGCGATTTCGGTTTGGCTCTTAAGTTTGCAAATCTGCCGCTTCAGTTCAGGTTTCATATAGCCTCCTTTAAAATTTCAAGGAAAACTATACATGCAATATTCAAGTGTTTCTAGTTTTTCTTGAACAAGTCTTGAAGTGATGTTTACAAGGTAGGTTTGTAGAATGGAAGGTATGAAAGAAGAGAATAAAAATTTCGCCTACCGCATTCAGCTCATACTCCAGCAAACAGGTTGGAACCTATCTGAACTGGCGCGTAGGGTTGCAGTAAGCCCACAAGCGACTCATCAATGGTCGAGGGGCGATACTACAGCCAGAGGAGAGCGACTAAAAAGACTCTCCGCTGCAACAGGGAAGCCCGGGCACTGGTTCTTCTTGCCTGCAGGCGAAGAGCCTAGCGAAGAGGAGCTCAAGGAACTAGCTAGCACTACTCCTCTCGATGACAAAGAACAAGCATTGTTAGCGCTATTCAACCAAATGCCAGAGGCAGAGAAAAACAGGCTTATTGTTCATGCCAAAGGCGTATTGAAAGAACTCGACCTCCTTAAAGGCGACGTCGCCGACATCATCAAAAATATCTCTAACTAACGTAAAGATCAGCTGACCTGCAAGGTTGTGCTGTTTTTTTACGCCCTCAATTTAAAGTATTTCTATAAATCAACTTTACAGTTTCTAGAATTACTTGTAATGTTTAGCTCATCGACAACAAACGCATTGTTGTCAGGTGGTAAACGTTCCGCTGGCCGGCGACAAGGCAGAGGTTGAAATGAGTAAGCAAGGCATCAGAGCCCTGATCATTTCGGCAGTTATCGGGCTCATCTTCTGGGTTTTATTCATCATATGCATTGCGGGGGTTATCTATGGTTAATCCAGTTCCAAACAGCGGTCGCGCAATACCAATGCGTAATCCGCGCACCGGCGCGCCCTGGTCTGTTTCATACGACCATGTTCGCAAAACCTATTTCCATGAACCGCAGGGAAATCTGCGCTTTATCCGTCAGCCCTTTTACTCAAGGGAGCTTGCGCCCTATCTCGTTCCGGCAGGTACCCACTGATGAGCACAATGTTCGCTCTGGTGATAACCGTCGGCATGCTTATTGGCGGTAATCAGGATGTTTTGCTGGGTGTATATGACAGCGAGAAAGCATGTGAGGAAGCTGCTGTTGAACAAGGTGTAAAGGGCGAATGCCTGCCATTGAAAGGCGTTCTGGCTGAACACCCCGCCGGATTCACCGCACAGATGCAGGAGGCGTTATGCAGAAACGATGTGCGTATTGCCGCAAGGCACTGGAGGAAGGAAAAGTTGTGAAGATGACCATTCTCATCATTCATGGCACGCAGTTAGTACCACGTGAAAGAACGTATTGCTCGAAACGTTGTGGCGAATACGACGCCATGGCCAACGAGGCCTAACGTAAAACCCGCCGAAGCGGGCTGTACGTCCGGTGCCACCGACCAAAGTTACACCGTAAATTACCAAAACCAATGCACACCCAATGGGCGCTATCAATGGCCCGGGGATTCTAACACCCAAAATTGAGGCTATCACATGGAATATTTTTATCTGATAAAGGCAACTCAAAAATCGGGTAAAGCCGATGCCATTATCTGGCGTTCCGCAAAATCCGAAGCTCGCGCGCAGCTGCAGTTAGACGTTGATCTGGAAGATGCAGAAATCGAAACCGGGCGCGGCAAAGACTACCTGAAACCAATCCGGACCGATTTCCCGGTATTTAATGACCTTCCCGCTGAAGGTGTTCTGGATTTTGAATGGTGCAAGCGCTATCAGCTCGGCGACGACCAGCGCACCTGGCAGGTTATCCCTGGGGCTGTTGCTGATTCAACCACCGCTGTTGAAGGTGAGATCGTTAACGATGATTCAGACGATAACGATTCTGCTGCTTCCGACGATGCGGTTTCAGGCGATGAAAACTCCCTCTACAACCTCGCAGAAATGCCATTTCGCATTCAACTGCTGGCACAGCACATGGCAGAAGAAGGCCACGTTTATCACATCAGCATCCCGCATCGCGGCCGCCTTTCCGCCATGGAAATGGATACAGATAACTCGGCCGTCCAGGATCTGATTTTTGCCGCTGAAAGTATTCCTGAAATAAAGAAATACGACATGCCAGCTTTGTGGAAATTTACGAGCGCGAATAAAAAGGTCTTCCCTGAAGGTAAGCGCCACGAACTTGGCAAGCGTATACAGTTTGCGAAATTGTGGTTCGAAACCAATGTTATCGATCGCGGCATCCTTACCAGGGAATGGGCAGCTGGCAATCAGATTTCAGCAGTTCCCCATACTGACACTCACGCTACACCCGAACGCTATAAACGCGCCGTAACGCAAAATATCGCGAATCTGGCTATTGAGATCGCTATTGCTCAACTGTACCCGGATGCAGAGCCTGGAAAAATCAGCCGCCCTCAACTCATCGGTGCCAAAGACCTGGTAGACAGGAAAGAGGATGTGCATGTTAAGGCGCTCAAGATTCTGAGCAAAACTACAGATATTCTTGATTACGACGCAAATAGCATATTCGGCGTCACCCGGGCCATTAAATGGAATGGCGAAGAAAGCACGTCAGAACTACGGGCAATGGTTCGTAACTGGCTTGCGGCTAATGGCATGTATGAAAACGGCGAGCGCTCAAAAGGCTATCCGGAGTGGGAAGAGGATCCGCGCGCGGGCCGTCAATCAAATATCATTGAACAACCTCACGAAGATCTGACCGAAACCAAACAACCTGAAATTGCAAAAGTCAGCGCTGGCATGTACTCCATTGAAGGCCTCATGGCCGCCCCTGCCCCAAAGAGCGACAACGAAGAGGCCACCAGCCATGTGCAGATGGAAGAGACTCAGCAGGTCAAAGACGAAACTGATAATCCGGTACCAGCAGGCGAAAGCGCTGATGCGGATGCTGAAGAAACAGATGCCGTAAACGCACGCAAAATTCTAACTGAGCGCTGCCCTGACCTGGCCGCTGCGGTTCTTCGGGACCAAGAACCAACAACAACAACACAGGAAGTTTCCGACGAAGAACCAGACCAGAAACCGACGGCGCCAGCATGGCCGGAATACTTCGAGCCTGGCCGATATGAAGGTGTACCGAACGAGGTTTATCACGCCGCCAACGGCATCAGCTCCACGATGGTAAAAGATGCCCGGGTATCACTGATGTATTTCGAAGCGCGCCATGTCTCAAAAACTATCAATAAGGAACGCTCGCCGGTTCTGGATATGGGCAACCTGGTGCATGCGCTGGCACTGCAGTCGGAAGACATGGATAAAGAGTTCAGCGTCGAGCCCGAAATCCCGGAAGGTGCATTCACCACCACGGCTACGATCCGCGCCTTTATCGACGAGCACAACGCCAGCCTGCCGTCGCTGTTGAGCGCCGACGATATCAAAGCATTACTGGATGCACATAACGCCATCCTGCCCGCGCCGTTCCCGCTTGGGGCATCCGTTGACGAATCCTATGCGTCATATGAGCAACTCCCGGAAGAGTTCCAGCGCATCGAGAATGGGACTAAGCATACCGCTACGGCAATGAAGGCCTGCATCAAAGAATACAACGCCACCCTGCCCGCGCCGGTTAAAACCAGCGGCAGCCGCGACGCATTGCTGGAACAGCTGGCAATCATTAATCCTGACCTGGTCGCACAGGAAGCCCAGAAGCCGCAACCACTGAAAGCCTCCGGTACCAAAACGGATCTCATTCAGGTTGTGAAATCCGTTAATCCTGACGCGGTATTCGCCGACGAACTACTGGATGCCTGGCGCGAGAACCCGGAAGGAAAAGTGCTGGTTACCCGTCAGCAGCTAAGTACTGCACTGGCCATTCAGAAAGCACTCCTGAATCACCCGACCGCCGGGAAGCTACTGACCCACCCGAGCCGCGCAGTCGAGGTAAGCTATTTCGGAATTGATGAGGAAACCGGTCTAGAAGTTCGCGTGCGCCCCGACCTTGAGATAGACATGGGCGGCCTGCGCATCGGTGCGGACCTGAAAACCATCAGCATGTGGAACATCAAGCAGGAAGGCCTGCGCGCCAAATTGCACCGGGAAATCACTGAGCGCGATTATCACCTCAGCGCGGCTATGTACTGCGAAACCGCAGCGCTGGATCAGTTCTTCTGGATTTTCGTCAACAAAGACGAGAACTACCACTGGATCGCCATCATTGAGGCATCCGAAGAACTGCTGGAACTCGGCATGCTGGAATACCGCAAAGCGATGCGCGCCATAGCTAACGGTTTCGACACAGGCGAATGGCCGGCGCCGATCACCGAAGACTACGCCGAAGAACTTAACGATTTTGATATGCGCCGTCTCGAAGCGCTGCGCGTACAGGCATAAGGGGGATATGACGATGGAAAACACCAATATTGTTACCACTGAGCAACAGACTCCAAATACCATTTCTGCAAGTAACGCCATCTTCAACGTGCAGGCGCTCGGCCAGCTAACGGCGTTTGCAAACCTGATGGCAGATTCACAGGTGACGGTGCCAGCACATCTTGCGGGTAAACCAGCCGATTGCATGGCGATCGTTATGCAGGCGATGCAATGGGGCATGAATCCATACGCAGTAGCGCAAAAAACACATCTGGTAAACGGTGTTCTCGGATATGAAGCCCAGCTTATAAACGCGGTAATCGCCAGTTCCAGCGCTATTAAAGGTCGATTCCATTACCGTTACGGTGGCGACTGGGAGCGCTGCACCAGGACTCAAGAGGTCACCCGGGAAAAGCACGGCAAAAACGGGAAATACAGCGTTACCGAACGGGTGCGCGGCTGGACTGATGAAGACGAAATCGGGCTGTTTGTTCAGGTCGGTGCGATTCTTCGCGGTGAGTCAGAAATCACCTGGGGTGAGCCGCTTTATCTCTCGGGTGTTGTAACTCGTAATTCTCCTTTGTGGGTTTCTAACCCGAAACAGCAAATCGCTTATCTGGGCGTCAAATACTGGGCGCGGCTGTATTGCCCGGAAGTCATCCTGGGTGTTTACAGCCCGGATGAGGTTGAACAAAGGACCGAGCGAGAAATAAACCCGGCGCCGGCGCAAAGAATGTCTGTGGCAGAGATCACCAACGGAACAGACATCATCACCAGCGCGCAGGATTCAGCTCTCAATATTGATTCCCTGGCAGATGATTTCCGTGACCGCATTGAGCGCGCCGAATCGGTCGATGCAGCAAAAGCCATCAGAGCTGATCTGGATAAAGAGAAAGCTGTACTGGGTACTGTTCTCTTCACCGAACTGAAAGGTAAAGCAGTGCAGCGCTACTTCATGGTTGATGCCAAAAACAAAGTTGAGGCTGCCATAAATTCACTTCCTAACCCGGGAGATCCGGAAGCCGAAGCATTATTCGCGAAGGCAGAAAGCACCCTGACCTCATCGCACCGACACCTCGGTGATGAACTGTATGACCAGTTCCGCATCACCCTGGATGACATGAAACCGGAATACATTTGCTAACCAGAGAGGGAGGGGAAACCCTCCCTGATAAGGAATGTGTATGCTACTGATAAACCGAAGCAAGCAATCTCCTCTCGGACGGCAGGCATGCGATGCGGCACTGGCAAAACACGTTGAGCTTTATGGCGATTATGGTCGGCAGAAAACAAAGCGGACCTACACCGTGATCGTCCAGGGTTCAAAAATCACTGTAGAGATTGTTAATCGTAAATCCAGTTATGTGGCCACCGCCATGAACTGCGCGCGCAGGCTGCGTCATCTGCCTGGGCAATATAGCTAAGGAGTTTTAATGAACAATACATCGCACACGCAAGATGAAATTTTGATAACCGATGACGTTCTGGCAAGGTACAAAATTTCACGTAGCACGCTCTACTTCTGGAGTACCCCGTCCCGAATGCCGTCATACTTTTCTCAGCCGTTTCCGAAACCGAAAATAAATGGCAGCCCTAAGAGGTGGCGAATGTCTGATCTGCTGGCCTGGGAAGATAATGTGGGTATTAAACCAAAGGCTGACCAATCAGACTTTCCAGGTGATTCTGCCATACCCCAAGCCAATGGCGCTGATCATCAAGGTAATCATGCAGGTTATATCTCGCCATGA